GAATATCTATCTGTAGGGTCTAATGCTTGAATATTGTATTTACCAAATTGTCCTGCTTGTGTAGGGTCCGTGATCCGTGATCCAATAAGCGGGAAATCACCTGCAACTTTTCTAGTTATAGGTTTTAAAACATTTGATGCAACGTTATCCACGCCACCTGCAGGCATTTCTTTACCTACAAATTCAGCAATCTCTTCTTTGGTTTTACCCATACTCAATAACATTCTTATGATCTCGTCCATTTAATAATATACCTTTTCTTTATGCTCTGTGGGTTCTTCGTCTACATAATCTTCAGGGTGTTGGACAAAGCCGCCTTGTCTGAATCGCATAACAGCTTGGGTTGTACTATCAACTAAGTCATCATGATCGCCATGTGGGAATGCTGCGCATTCTTCTATAACTTCATCTGCAAAATTTTGTTCAGGAGCCCAGATCATTCCAGACTCAAATAATGGTGCACATGTATTTACTCTTGCATGCTTATCATTTCCTCGGCTCGGTGTAAAGTTAACAACTGGAATATTCATCTGTCTTAATTCATAGGTCAAAGGCATCCCAGAGGCTTTTCCTTCTATAATTACCGTCTCAGGGTTCCAATACTTATATTGCTCAAGAGCTTTACGTCTTAGTTCTGGAAACTCTAATCGTTGTTTAACAGAGTCTAATAGCATTAAATTTGGCCCAGAATCGTTATCTGGATAGAATACACCCCATGTAGTTATAGCACTAAAGTCAGCAGTCTCCTTTTTAAGAAATGCTGTATCATAAGATTGTATTACATGGTGTAAATCGGGTATCCAATCATGTTTCCATCTACGCCACCATTCACGTTTAATAATTGCACCTTCTTCAGATGTAGGTTGTTGCATCCATTGTGCGTTCCATTTACCAACCGGTAGTGTAGCTTTAACAATTTCTAATTCTGACATCTTCCAATACTCAGGCCACACCGGTCTTTCTTTTTTTGTTCCGGTATCCAAGAGCGCTGGAAATTCGACCACGTCCCACTTGTCTGACTTTGCTTCTTTTTGGTGAGCAAGTAATTTACCTGTTAAGTCTTTAGTAGACCAACGTGTCATTACCACAATTATTTTTCCACCAGGTTGTAAACGTTGACGTGGACCGGATGTGTACCACTCGTAAGCAGACTCCATCGCGGTCGCAGACATCGCATCCTGTTCCGAATGCGGATCATCAATTATTAATAAGTCAGCACCCCGTCCAGTAATTGCTCCACCGACACCTGCAGCGAAATATTCGCCGCCTTGTGCTGTTTCCCACCTCCCAGCGGCTTGACTGTCTTCTCTTAATCTTGTTTCAAATATCTTATGGTATTCATCACTATCAATTAGAGTCTTAGCCTTACGACCAAAACGAACAGCAAGCTCACCTGTGTGAGTAGCTTGGATTATCTTTAACTTTGGATTACGGCCCACCATCCAAGCGGGTAATAGAAATGATGCAAACTCAGACTTAGTATGCCTAGGCGGCATGTTTATAATTAGTCTATTTATTTTACCACTTGCAAGGTCATTAAATTTTTTAGCTATGTGTCTGTGGTGAGACCCTTCAACAAACTCGGGCCATACGCATTTAACAAAAGACATGAAGTCTTCTCTAGCTTTGTTTCTAATTTTTTTCTCTGCGTGCATTACCTGCAACGTTTTAAATTCTTTTCTTACATCAGCCGGTAATTTACTAATGTCTACTTGGTTTATTATATCCATAAAAATTTTTTATAATTTTTTTTGCATCAATTAGATGTTCATAACGAATTTAACAGCCTTATCTGTCTAAAACAAGCAATATATACTAAGTATTGGGACCCCTTTTATAGATAAGGGGTATAGGGGGTCGATGGTCTATGCTACGTTGAGATTGGGTCTGGTACCTCTATTGAATGCGAGCGCGGCCGCACAACCTGTGAGTGTGTGAGTGTGGTCCTACAGGACCACACAGTTTGGTACTCGGTTAGTCTAGTAGTACCATGAATGCTGCTGCATTCAGTCTACTGAACTTAGACAATTTCTTTTGCATTGCAGTGTAATCTTCATCGAACTCTGCTTGCTTGATCTCGATGTATAACTTGTGTTCCTCTTGTGTTAACATCGTTGACTGATTAGAGTAAGGGTTAGTAGCCTTGATCATTGTTGGCGACTTACTTAGTTTAATGTTGCCCTTATCATCTGCCATTTGTTCTAACTCCTCGATTGGTAGGTTCCACCAGTATGTTGCATTAGGTTGTGTTGTCATGTGTATTTCTCCTGTATTGATTAATATATCTATATCCTACACTATCCCTCAGCCATTGTCAACCCTTGATATCTCTACCCTTGTATAAGTGTGTCCACCATATGTAGTATCTTGCACCTTATCTACATTGACTGGTGTTTCAAGAGCCTCGGTCCTTGGTGCTAGGGCTACTATCTGTTCTATATGTTTGTTAGCAAAGCTATTGTAACAGCCATTACTACAGAAATATTTATAGAAACTATTCCTATGGTATTCTGTTACTGGAACTTTCCTAGTTCTTAGGACCTTGCTACCCTTGACACCTCGTAATCTATCTTGTGTGTCATTGGTATGGCACGTTGGTCCATGGCACCAATTATATTCACTCATGATTTGTCCTCAGTCATTTGAAACCTTGCCAAAATTTTGGCATGGCTTTCTATTGCAGTTTCTAAAGTCTTAATTCTGTCCTCTAAGTAAGTTAGTTTCTGTCGTTCATATCGTTCAACTTTGTTTTTTTCTATTACTTCAAAGTGTTCATCATTTAATTGTGTCATAATTAAAACCTCACAGTCCAACTGCCTTTAGCAGTTCTATATCCATTTGCGTCCATATCAAAGTATGTCATCATATGATTGCCAACTTTACTTGTAAAGTATTTGCATTGGTCAGTCCATGTTGCATTTCTTGTGATGTGCTTACCATGTTTAACTGCAAAGTATGTGATCTTGAATTGTTTGTTTAGTTCCATGTTATTTCTCCTGTATGTTTGTTTCTGTATTCCCTATCCTACAACAAGTAGGATAGGTTGTCAACTCTTTATTTTACCAACCACCTCTAATATCATTAGATTCTTTTAAACTATCTGTTGCATTATCTGTATGAGTTTTTAATTGTTCAAGTTCTTCTTTTAGTCTGTTTATTTCTTTTTGATTAGTATGAACTATATCAAACATTTTTTCTGTTTGGCTCATTAGAACATCAATAACATCTGATATTCTTAATTGTCTGTTTAAGTTTTCTAATTGTGTGTTCATGTATTTCTCCTGTATGTTTGTTATAGGGTATTCTATCCTATAGAATACCCCATGTCAACTGTTTAATTTACTGTCTGTTGCTGTTGCATTCTGGCAATAGCGATTTTCTCCTCTCTCGTTGGCTCTACCTTATCTGTTAAAAGATCAGCTAAGTTTGTCGGACTATAAACTGAAAGTGCCATAGATGAACTTTCGTTCAATATGCCCTCATTAAGTGCAACACCTAATTTGTCAGCTAAGTCTTTAGCTTGGTCAAAGTATCTGTAAGATTTTAAACCTAATCTTAATTTAGACATCTTGCCCTCAATGTGTTCAAACAATTCCTCGTGTGTTCTCTCAACAGTTTCTTGTGCTGTGACATAAGTTTGAAACATTTGGTAAGTGTCTTGGTCTACTGCAAACATTCTACTATGACAATAAGATGAACCAATAGTAGTCAGTTTGAAATCGGTATCCCATTGTTGCTTGATACTTCTTTCAGTTTTATTATCATTGCTACTTGTTTCATGTCCTAAGAACTTATTGACTTGACTTTCCATAGTATAATAACTCGGACTTCTTTTGTCGTAGTTCTCTTTGATTGCTACATGAAAGTCAGGGTTAAGTCCTTTAGCTTTAATCTCATCTCTATAATAAGACCTTGCAAAGTTTTTGCTTAAATCAAACTTGACGTGGGTTTCGTCTATGATTTCTCTAGTTCTACCCTCATCATCTGTTTCGTTTCTAGGTGGTGCAGTAAAGTAAAAACAGTTGTCCTCATATAATTCTCCACCACTTGAACTATACTTTAATCTCATTCTTGCAATCGTATCAACATCTTCTTGTGGTTGATGTTGTCTAACAACTTTGTTAGCAAGTGATTTAGC